CAGCAGCATAGCCACCGTCTCTGTCATCAACACAGCGTTAAGCCAGAGTGTCGCGATCAACAGAACCGGGAGCAGCCCAATCCTTATTGACATCAACAACAATAGCGAACACGCGACCAGCGATAACGCCGGGAGCACCAGAGATGGTGGTCACAACGTCGATGGTGTCGTTAGCAGCGACCACACCAGCCGTGGTGCCAATCTTGATAGAGTTGGCAGCGGTGTTGTCGAAGTTGAGGTCGTTGGCGAATACGGTGGTGCCATCGGTGATGTCCATCGTATACGTGGTGATATCAGGCACCACAGTATAGTTTTGGAAACCGACAGCCAACACCAGAGTGCCAGCGCCCACAGCGATGCCTACGGCGGTGCCAGAAGTGGCGGCAAGCGACACATCCTTTTCCACAACATAGGCGCGATTACGAAGAGATTGAACAGCAGCCATTATATTTCCTTTCAAAAGGAGAGGGCCGAAACCCTCCCTTCAACATCACGCGACGTTGTACTTTCCGCGAACGATAGCCTCGGGGCGTAGTACCTTCCTTCCGTAGACATGCATACCGCGAACGATGTCAGCAAAGCTGTCAGGATCGCGATAGGTTTCAGTCTTGGTGATGGTCTCAGCAGTAGCCACAGCCGACTCATGACCGGCAACGATGATGCCGTAGTTGTCGTTCTGGTTAGCCGTACCAGCAGTGCCGGGACCGGTGCCGATAGCAGGCAGGTTGTTCGACACATACACCTTGAAGCCGTGCAGGTTGCTCAGCACAAGACCGTTCTGCAGACCAGAGCCACCGAAGTCGCTGTTCAGCAGACGGCTGTCTTCGTCCTTCAGCATTTCCACGAAGATCGGGTCAACCACAAGGAAGCGACCATTGGAGTCAACGTTCTGTTGATCCAGCAGACGAGACATGCGAGAGATGATCATCAGCGGCGACACGCGATCAGTCGGCAGAGAAGTCGTACCCGGCAGACGCGGAGTCACAGGGATAGAATGCTCACCAGCAGACGCCGTCGTGATGCTAGCGAAAGAACCCTTCTTCAGCTTCATCGAAGCCAGCAACTCATCGCTGTCAGCCGTAGCAACAGCAGCCGTGCCAGAAGCGGTGGTACGAGCCACAGTGGCGTTAGCATTCAGAGCAGCCTGTTGGAAGCCCGTCATGTAGCCCAGAACGTCTTGGTCGTAGTTGTCCTTCAGACGATAGGCAGCACGATCAGACGCCAGAGACATCCAATTGATGTGCGACTGCGAAGACTCAATGTCATCCACCTTGAACGCGAAATAGGCAGACTTATCGACCACCAGAGTGAAGTCGCTGTCGTCGAGGTCTTGCGCCGTCACTTGAGTGCCACGCGCATAGTTCTTGACAGAGATTTCAGGTTCCTTGATGATCTTCACCGAATCTCCCACATTGGCAATTTCGCCAAAGTAGTCGTTGTTCGTGATAGCTTCAGCAACGGAAGACTTACGGAAAGCAAGCTGAACTTGCTTGGAATAGATAACCGGCGACCAGTTACCATTAGGAAGATTGCCCCAACCCGGAGCAGCAGCAAATGCCATGATGATTTCTCCTATATTAGCATTTAATACTGTCTTAGGATTTTATCGGGCCTTGCGAGAAATAGGTGGTTATACTTAACTGATCTAGTTTCAATTAACTACAACGGCTATCTGCTTGGGTTGTCGATACAACACTTGACAGAAACAAAAAAGACGTTGCCATTTTTGACAACGTCCCCGTTGAAACACGTTTTTAACGCAGTGTCAAGCGTTAACGCGCATTTCCTGAAATATCGTACACAAATTTGCCAGAACGCATTGCTTTTACAATGTTTTCTTGATTTGCTTCGTATTCAGTGATGGACATCTTCTGCACTTGGCTTTCATAGAAAACGCCTTCTTGATCTGCCGTTGCATTTGGAGTAGATCGACCACGGGTGTTAACAGCCTGTGCAGCAGACTTATCCTCTGACGCCTTACGCTTGCTGATGTTTCGATCTGCCTTGTAAAGATCGATGACACGTGCCGCAGAGCGGAAGTCATCATCGTTCTCATACAACGCATCCTGTACCCATTTTGGTTGCTCTTCTGCCCAATTGTGGAAGTCTTCGTTGTCTTCAATCTTATCGAAGTCGGGATGCAGCTTCAGCAATTCGACACGTGCTTTTTCGCGTGACGTTTCTCGCTCACTCTCATCAACCTTACGCATACGCTCTTCAAGAGACTTCTGCGTTTCCTTTGCCTTCTTCAGCGCAATGCTTTCAACAATGCGATAGACATCAGGATATTGCTTTGCCCACATATCAATGTCTTCATCACGCGCAGGCAGCTTCATCTGCGTCTCTGTAGTCTTTTGAACAAGTGCTTTCAGTTCATCGACTTCTTTTCGAAGATCGTCTTCAACCTTTTGCGAATGCCGACGAAGATCGCCGTAACGCTTCTTGAAAGTTTTCTCTTCTGCCGACAAATTTTCGTCAGAAGTTTCTTCCTTAGCTTCTTTATCATTGACGTTGGATTTGAGGTTTTCAAGTTCTTCCTCGTCTTTCTTGATGCGATCTTCTAGCGCATTGCGGCGCAGAGAAAATGGAGCCACCTTAGTTTGTACAGGTACTGCAATTGCATTTGACATGTGTTAAGAATTCCTTTAATGATTATTTGAAAATAATTTGGTGAGTAACAATATGTAGATTGGTTTTAGTTGAGTTGAAACGTTTCCGGCTTAAATCCACCGCCACCGCCACCGCCATAGCCTCCGTCGTAGCCGCCACCAAAATTATCCCAACCCCAGAAGTCTACACCAGCCGAGTCAAAGTTGTCAAATGCTGGAGCTTCATATGGCATGCTGAAGTCACCAGTGCTGTCAAATGCTGGAGCTACTGTTTCGTTAGCAATAGCACTTGGAAGATTTGCTGATAAATCAGGCGTTTCCATCCATGATCCAGACAACTCTTCATTTCCTCTTACGTTACCAAATACAGTGTTTACAATGTCTTCTCTGGTTACATTGGCTAGACCAAATTGATCACTAAATTTTTCTTGAATAGCATCAACAGCAGCAGTCTTGGCATTGTTGACGGCTAGATTCATATCGATGCCACTAACAACAGCATTTGCAGCACGTTGTGCAAATGTGCCAATCTGCTCGTCAGAAAGGCCAGTGCCCCTTAGCGCGTCTGATACAGCAGCACTTGCTTGGGCGGCAATGCTGCCTGTACCAATGGCACCAGCAGACGCTGCAGGCTTAGAAGAGCCTTTGTCTGTAAGCTGATCAATCTGTGAAGCTGCCCCAGCTCTGCCTTCCGTAGTTGATGTATCAAGACCACCAGCTTTACCAACCATCTCTTGATTGAGACGACCAAAATAGGCATTAACAGCGTCTGCTCCATACTTGTTGATGGCAAGGCGAAGCGGCAACGTCACAATGCCGGGAACACCCATTGCAGATGCCAATGTGCTTAATACTGTCGTTCCGAGTTTAACATCAGCATTGCTAATGCTTGAGTTCCACAAGTCTTCAGTGACAACTTCACCAGAAGGCCCGCTGCCACCGGGGTTGTAAATCATGTCAGACCTACCGAAGTCTGCAATGTTGCTACCCGTATAAACACCACTGATACCAGAGCTTGCTCCAGCATTCTGTGAGTCTGAAATTTGTTGTTGTTGTGTCGCTGTTGACCCTGATGTTGCTGATGTATTGTTTGTTATACCGCCACTTACACCACCAGTTACACCGCCAGCGCCACCACCAGCTTCGCCGCGAGTGTCACTAGGAGTTATTCTTTTTGTAGGTCTGCTACTCTGCTGTATAGCACCATTAGGCATAGGCTTCATAGGCCTACCGTTGATGAACGGCATGTAGAAGTCTTTACCTTCGTTGTCTTTGAAGAAACGAATGTCTAGCGCAGGATTCTTTGGTGCTTTCTCAATGTCGTAATAGCTAGCGTTGACAAAGCCGCCAGTGTTGAATGCCATCTCCGTCTGACGACCAATTTCATTTTGATCGACTTCTTTCATAATGCCATCGATTTCGTTTTCGAAGTCGTCGTCTTCTTCAAACGAGTCATCAGAGGCTTCACCAACGGCTTCAGCATTTCCCATTTGACCAATGTCATTCATACGAGCAAGACCACGCTTAGCGTCGTCTCGCAGCTTCATCAGTCGCTCAAGACCAATAAAACGAACAACATCAGCAGGGATGACAAACTCACCCGGTGACAACTTAGCGTCAACGTCATCCCTCACTTCTTCAGCAAGGCTACCCGTAGGCACATCATTGCCGCTGACGGGATCGACGTCTTTGCCATCGTCCATCATCCCGCCTTCAGCGAACAACTTCTTTTTGTTTGTAGTGATGGCTCCAACGCCAACTTTACTACTACGTTTTTTCCCGAAGCCCATTGATTTCGTCCTTCAGTTTTGTGAGCGCTGTCAGCGCCATAATTGCACCCTGTGCCCGATATATTTCTGGCAAATCCGTAGACTGTTCAAGTTTGCGACGATTGCTATCGATGTGATGATGTATCATCAAAACGAATGCGTCCCATGTAATAGGCGTTGCTAGAACGCCAAGTTTTGGTAGATATTCTTTATACTTCATTGTGCAGGAGTAGGAGGTTGTTGTGGAGGTGCAGCACTAAAGCCGGGTTCACCCGGTGTAGGAGCGGTGCCAACGCCCATGTTACCACCACCACCACCGCTAGTGTCAGACACAGGCAACGGCTGTTCACCACCCGGTGCCATAGGCGCTGCAGGAGGCTGCATCTTCTGCAACAGCAGGGCCTGCTTAGCTGCCTCTTCCATGTCGTTAGATACAAGCTCTGGATCAAGGTCCATCGACTTAGCAATTTCCCTGACAATGTAGGGCAGCTTAGCAAAAGGAGCCAGCACAGGATTTTGTACAACCTGCAAGAATTGAAGCAGACGTTGACTACGAACTTCGTTAGCCATCAACGATTCAGTGCCGCGTGCGTTAACTTCCAAGTCACCAACAATCTCAGGATCAGGATCAAACTGCATGTTGAAGCTGAAGAAGGCTTCACCAATAGGACGAAGCAAATAGTCGTCCATGTTCTTGATGACAGTTTTGATGTTGATGGAGGCAGCATTCATCAGCATGGAAATACCAGATGATGTGCGACCAACACCGCTTACGCCTGTTTGTCCGTGAGCAAACGAAGGCATGCCGGTAGACTCATCAGCAAGCACTCGCGCCTTGTCAAATAGCTGAAGATTGGTTTGAGCTACGTTAGGAAACGATGTTCCAAACAAGGCTTGACCGGGTGCACCGCCTTGACGACGAAACACCTTACCGGGATACACTGTCAAGTCTTGACCGGGCACTAGATTGGTTTCGTCAATCTCAAATACGAGATTTCCAGAAAGCACAGCGTTGTCTACAGCAAGCCGCATAAATCCATTCATCAGAGTTTGTGTGTCGTCCATGTTCTCAGAGACGCCAACACCAAACATCGAGTACGGATTTAGCTCATATGGCACCACGTAGTAGGGAATACGAGCAGGCTTAAAAGGATTGAGGACAAGACGTATGATTTTGCCACCACTAAACCAGATGTTTGCCTGCAATTCAACGCTGTCCTCAAACTCAGAAGGAATATCGATGTCATTATCACGAAGCAATTCAATATCGACATTTCCCCAATATTCCAAAACTTCCCAACGTTCAACACCCATGTTGGGCTGATAATCGCTCAAATCGTCTTCCCAATATTCCTTTGTATAGTTGGGACCGTCAGCAACAAGTGCGTCAATGACGCTGTTACGAAACATAGGACGACGCTTCAACTCAAGCAACTGAGTCTTATTCAGCTTATGACGCTCAATGAAATATGAAGACTCATCGATGTTGCTGGCATCAGGATCGACGTAGCTATTCCAGACGCTAACGTGCTGCGCCTTCGGCATAGTTTTTAGAATGGGCTTATATTTACCGTTTTCCCAACGTGGATATTCCTTATCCACTGCAAACGGACCCTTCATAATACCTGTACCAAATAGGGCAAGCTCAAACGATGTAGAACGAAGATGTGTCGCAGCCTTGCTTTCATCAAGCTGATCACGAATCTTCTTGTCCATCTTCTGTGCAGCAACTTGTGCTGGAGAAAACGTTACCTGCGTAGGTAGTTTGCCTGCACCTTCTTTGACATTAAGCCCTTTGAAAGCATTCTTCATCGATCCCAACAAATCAGAAATCTTGGTGCCGGGGGGAAGAGGCTTTGTAATGTCAATAGAAGGCGCTACAGGCTGTCCAGCAGCCTTCTTTTGTTCTTCAGCAACGTCAATGTGGACATGCTCAGCAATACCTAACGGTTGCGGAGTAGGATCAACAGAAAGAGGAAACTTGCTACCGGAAAACAATACATCAATGATTTGACCATATGCCGCCAACACCTTTGTTTTAGTAACTTTGATGAATACGCGAGACTTCTCAGTCTCTGTAAACTTCATATCGGGACCATAGATGCCGCGATAGTTGCGATAGGCACGAAGCCAACGTTCTTCATCGTAACGACGAGATTGCTTCGAACGACTATATCGTTCTTTGACGAAATTGATGAGCGAACCACCAGCAAACGTGGTTTCACCGCTGTCATCTGGTAGACCAATAGATTTATCGTCAATAAAATTGTTATCGTTACGAATAGCCATAATTATTTCCTATGTAGCGGTGTCGGGTTATACATCAAAGTCATCAATAGCCAAAATTCTTGTCGAAAACGATCTGACCACGCGATTGTTTAGCTGGATCAAAATCAAAGATGTTTGCACTACGTGGACGAGTCATAACACCGTATCGAAAAGCATCGTATGTGTGGTCGTTCTTAACTTTAGTGTCAACATCTTCTGGATTTGCCTTATCTAATGGTATTGTTGGCAAATCAGCAATGGTTTGTGTACAGTTTTGAAAGAATGTTATGCGCGGATGCCCTGTAAATTGATCAATTTGAAGACGTCGATGTATTTCATTCTTACCCGCAACACGACTACCAGCACTACGATCAGAAGGGCGCCACTTACATCCCCTTAAAATCATTCTTTCAGCGATAGACGGGCCTGTATCACCACGTTTTGCCCAACATGAGCTATCTAGAACCCCATATCGAATACGTTCACCAGCTTCAAGCTTCAAAATCTGTTCTGCCAAGTCTTCGGCAAGCACTTTTGTGACATATAGCTCGCGATAGACCACCAAAGACTCGTCAGGAGCAACAGCAAACCATAGCACAGCAGTAAAACTACCATAGCCGTAGTCGCAAGCACGAAAACGAGTCCAATCGGAAGGAATAGAATAAGGCTCAACCACGTGAATTGATCGTTTGAACTCAGGAAATGCAGCACCTTCCGCAACATCCCAATCTCCTTC